ACATCAAGGTCTATGTCGATGGGACGCTGAAGACAGAAACAACCCACTACACGGTTGTGACCGATAGCGATGTGGCCGGCCTCAACACTGACGGCACCGGCACGGTCAAGTTTACCAGCGGCAACATCCCGGCGAACAATGCGGTGGTCACCATCCTATCAGACGTCCCGGCAGGCCGGACCAGTGTGTACACCGCTGGCGGCAACATTACCGCGACAAGCCTCGAGCAGGACTTCGACACACTGACCATGTTGGTAGGCGACCGGGAGGAGCGTGACACGCGAGCCCTGACGGCGCCGGTCAATGACCCAACCAGCGTGGACATGACCCTGCCATCGAAGGACAACCGCAAGGGCAAGGTGCTCGGCTTCAATGCTACGTCCGGCGACCCCGAAGCTGGGCCAACGATTGCTGACGTATCCACGCTGGCAGCTATCACCGCAGACATTGCCACCCTCGCCGACATCGAGGACGGGACAGATGCGACTGATGCCATTCAGAATGTAAACGCCATCCGCACAGATGTAACTGCGGTCGCCGGCATCAACACCACACACCTGTCGAATGTTTCTGGTGTTGCCACAGAGGTTGGTCGGCTGGGTACGGCTGACGCTGTGTCAGACATGAACGCGCTTGGCACTACTGCCATCATTTCTGATATGAACACACTAGCTGGTATCACATCAACACTGTCTGATGCTGCTGAACTTCAGCCCATAAAGGCTGATATTACAGCATTAGCCAATGCGATTGGTGTTGCTACAACATATGCAGTTACAGTTGTTGGTGGCGTTTTCTATCTTGATGGTTCATCAAAACCAGCACTTACTCTTGTAAGAGGAAACACTTATATCTTTGACCAAAGTGACAGCACTAACGCTGGTCATCCATTAGCTTTTAGGACAAGTGCTGATGCCAGTTACACAACAGGTGTAACTGTTACAGGGACTGCTGGCTCTGCTGGCGCAAAGGTCACTATTGATGTGGCTTCAAATGCCCCATCATCTCTCAAGTATTATTGCACCGTGCATGGCAATGGCATGGGCAACACAATTACTGTTGTGAACTCAAACCTTGCAACAGTCGCATCCAACATCACTAACGTGAACAATGTTGGTTCAAACATTAGCGATGTCACAACTGCCGCCACAAACATCTCATCTATTCAAGGCGCATCACAGGCTGCAACAGATGCGGCGGCAGCTCGGGACAGCGCGAAGGCAATCTCCGCTGCCATGGGCGCGGCGCTCGATGATTTTGATGACCGCTACCTCGGCACAATGGCCGACACCCAGACGGCGCCGGCTAACGTGACACCGACCATCACGACCACTAACGGCTCTGCTGACATCACTGTGTCGTCTGCCTCTGGCATCTCCATTGGCATGAAGGTGACATCCACCAACATCCCGGCCGGGACTAACGTCATCGGCATCAGCGGCACGACCATCAGTCTAGACAACTCAGCTACTGCGGCGGCTTCTGGCACGGCATCCACGTTCTCAGCTCACGGTGTATACGGCACCTTCAGCAGCGCGATTGATGGCCCGTCTACCGACAATGACGGGGATACGCTTGAAACTGGCACACTGTATTTCAACACGACCGACAATGAGATGCGGGTCTATGACGGGGCCAACTGGATTGCGGCCTCTGCGGCTGGCTCTGCCTCGATGATTATTTATGAATACACAGTCTCAGGTTCAGCCGCGACCACCTTCTCTGGGGCTGACGACAATGGGCTGACACTTTCTTACACCACAGACAATGTGATTGTGGTGAAGGATGGTGTCATTCTCCATGACGATGACTACACATCTACCAGCGGCACAAGCATCGTGCTTGCCTCATCTGCGGCTGTTGGCTCTGAGATTGTCATCTACGCTTTCAAATCATTCACGGTTGCTGACACGGTGTCCAAGGCATCGGGCGGCACATTCGATAGCAGTGTCACTGTGACTGGCACGCTCAACGCAACCACAGATGTTCAAGTGAATGGGGCATCTGTCGCCACAATGGGCAAGTCAATCGCGATGGCAATAGTATTCGGAGGATAATCCAATGGCCGCACCAAACATAGTCAATGTCAGCACCATCACCGCCAAGACAACTGCGGCGGCACTTGGCACATCGACATCAACTCCACTCAGCAACTCAGCTTCATCTGGCAAGGTGTTTAAGGTGAACACCATCTTAGTCTCAAATGTTGATGGCACAAACAGCGCAAATGTAACTGTTCAATATTATGACGGTTCAACTGCGTATAGAATTGCAAGCACCATTCTTGTTGCCGCTGACAGCACACTGGTCGTCACCGACAAGAACAGCGTGATTTATCTTGAGGAAGGGAAAAGCATCCGAGCCTTCGCATCTGCGGCAAGTGACCTTGAGATTATCATTTCCTACGAGGAGATTTCCTGATGCCAAGAGTTATTAGCGGTACTAATTCTCTGGCGGCTCAACATAACGAAAAGCCGGGGTGGAATTGCAGAATTGCGACTCATAGTAACTCGACAAATTTTACCAATGGCGAGCCTATAACAAGTTACAACACAAGCAGTAACAATCATTTTGTTTACGGCGGGTGTACCTTTGACAGTTCAAACGGCTTGGTAACTGTTCCTGTTAGTGGCTTGTACTTTGTTGGTGTGGGTTTGCGCTACGATTACTTTGGGGGAGCCTATTTTTATATAGATATTCAGCAAAACAACGCGACCTTCAATAGATTTTTGCAGGGCGACCAACACACATATAATCACGGCAATGTGTTTAATGTTCGCCGAGCAAACGCTGGAGATACCTTTAGACTTGTTGCTACATCAAATGGCGATACTACTGTTGGCATCAATGATGACAGCTATTTCTGTGGCCATCTGATAGACGGATAAGGAGAGACAGACATGAGCAACGCAAGAAACCTCTCTGACATTGTAGGGGGTAACTTTGATATCCCAGCTGGTTCTCTTGACAATGCTGTTCCAGCTAACGGCAGTATCACTACAGCTAAACTTGCTGATGATGCTGTTACCTCAGCCAAGTTAGCAACAGGTGCTGTTGGGGCTGATGCCTTGTCCTCTTCTGCTATTTCATCAGGTGATTTGCCGTCAGGAACTGTCCTCAAAGTTCAAACTAGTTATCAACAGAATAGTGTGACGATAGCAAACTCTGGTTCAGGCAGGGTCTATTCTGACCTGAGAAGCATAACATATACACCTGTCGCGTCAGGCAACAAGCTGTACATCTTTGCAACAGCGGGACACTCCTCAAGTGCAAGTGAAACTAGCAGAGGCGCGTTTGGTATAGTTATTAACGTAGACGGCTCTCGTTATGACTTTGGTAATTATAATTGGTATGACAGCCTTGGGATTGAATATCCCATGTATCCACCAGACACAACGATACATTACGGAAATGTCTCCACAGGTTCTAGTGACATGACTATCAAGCTGGAGGGTTATTCCTACAACGAAAGTGTGGGAACGATGACCCCAACATTTTATGGCAGAGCGTTGACCATAATGGAGTTTGCAGGATGAATAGAAATATTGGCAAAACTCAGGCTATTCTTGCTCTGCGTCCTAACACATCATTCATTTATGATGAAGAAACAGACACGGTTACATGGATAACAGATGGTGTAACAACCCCAACCGATGCTGAAATATCTGCAAAGATTTCTGAAATACAATCAGCAGAACCCATGCGTCTGTTGCGTGAGGAGCGTGACCGCAAACTTGCTGAGACAGATTGGTGGGCATCGTCTGACCTGACCATGACCCAAGCCCAGACAGACTATCGTCAGGCTCTGCGTGACATCACTGACAATGCCACCAGCCTCGATGATGTAACGTGGCCGACCAAGCCCTGATTTTTTTGATTGCGCTGTACAAAGGCCAGATGGATGAAATGGATATTAGACAAACTGAGGAGGGTGTTTATGCCACACCTTTACGACCTTAATCCGCAGCTCAAGGGCGAGAAGAAAGAGCCCAAGATTGCAAAGCCCAAGGCCCCCACCCCGAAGAAACGTGGCCGGCCCAAGAAGGCTAAGTAATGACCAAGCCAACTGCCGCATCTGTGAAGGCTGAGCTCGACACCCTGACGGCTGTAAGCCAAGAGCGCTTTATTGAGCTGCTAAGCCGGGTGAAGCGGCTGGAGGCTGTGCTGGTGGGCAGCGCCGGCACGACCATTGTGTTGCTGCTGACCGTGCTGATGAGGAGCTAGAATGATAGACCCTATGTCCGCATTTGCGGCCGTGTCTGCGGCCAGTTCGGCCATCAGCTCGGCCGTCAAGGCGGGCAAGGATTTGCATAGCCTTTCGGGGCCGATTTCCAAATATGCCAAGGCTGAAGCTGAGCTGAACTTCGGTGCGACCCGAAAGAAGAACAGCCTGTTCTCGAAGATGACCGGCGCGGAGCAAGCTGGAATAGAGGCCTTCTTCAAGCAGGAGGAGCTCAATCACCTCCGCAGTGAGCTGCGTTCTATTTTCCAAATATACGGCAAACCGGGTGCGTGGGAGCGGCTGCAAGCTGAGATTGCGCGGCAACGTGCGGAACAGAAAGAAGAGCTCGAGCGCCGGGCAAGGGTGCGTGATGCCATCATCTTCTGGACCGTTGTGCCCGTCATCCTCATTGCCGGCGCCGCTGTCCTGTAT